GTTCCCCCAGCAGCCTTTGCCGCCTCGTCCACCATAGCCTGAGCATTCGCCAAGTCGCCAGACTCCACGGCGGCGAGGTATTCAGTGTCTTTGGGAGCGAGGGAGAAACGAATGTCTGGCGTGGCTTCGTTGAACCGCTGACTCAGCGGGATGACTTGGCCGGACTCGTCGCGGGTCACGGGGTCGGAAACACGCTCAATATTTTCAGAACCAGGGAAAGCGATAGCGCCGTTGCCAATCTCAAAAGCGTCGCCATTTTTCAACAAATCGTTTTCAAAACGCTGCCAAAATTCAGAAACAAATTGAGGGTCATCCCAAGCTCCTGCGGTGTCGATGATATTGCCGGGGTTTAGTAAGTCATTAGCCGCATCTTGGTCGAGATCAAAATACTCCGCACCAAATTGAATCATTTCGTCAGTCAGTTGACGAGTCTTTTTCGTTCTCCATAGTTCGCGCTTTTTAGTAGAGCCACCCCAATATGATTCATCTGGACGGCCAAAAACAAACTGGATGATATGACCACTCCCACCCGCCACGCCGCCGTGATAGTAATCTTTGGGTAGATTATCGTTAATAGCCTCGTCCACCATGCTTTGAGCCTTCGCCAAGTCGCCAGACTCCACGGCGGCGAGGTATTCAGTGTCTTGGGCGGAGCGGGGCGCGAGGGAGAAGGATGTCTGATCCACCTTCTTGCCGTTCTCCTCCAGAATCTTCACAAGCGACTCGTCGAAAATGACATAGTTGCTCGTTCCGCTGCCGCCATCGCGTGAGTTGCCGTCGAGGTAGCGAATGCCGGGGATGCCTGCTTTTGCCGCATCCTCGCTAAATGATTTCACATCTGTTTCACCGTCGCGAGTATTGGTCATCCATGAATGCCATTCGCTGGCAGTCATCTCCCATTGAACCAGTTTTTTAAACTCACTTTGAAGCGCCGCTTTCACCTTCTCACTCTGCTCTGACAAGGGCTTATCCCAATCAAGGAACTCGTCGGCGTCTGGAAGGAGTTCGACGGTGTAGAGGTTGCCTTTGGTTTTTGTCAGCCCTCCCCTCCCCTTGAGTTCTTCAAGGGTTGAGATGTCAGCTAACGCCAACTCCGCGCCCTGCGTTCCGGGGATGGATTCAATGACCGACTTCGCCCTCGCGATAGCCTCCTCAATGCTGCCGTTCTTATTCAAGACAGCCCGCACATTCAGATTTTTCAGTTCTTTGCGGTCATCATAGATTTTTCCATCACTGGTCAAGAGAGTCCACTGCGCAAGTTTATCGCGGTATCCTTCCCCGACTTCGCGACTCTCCGCAAAGTAAAGTCCCCACCCGTAAGCCTGGGCACCTTCGCCGGAGCCGATCTTGCCCATGCTGAACTTGTCCACCTTGTGGGGCGTGCCGTGGTAGGCCGTGATGCTGAACGAGGTAGGTCCGACAAGCCGCGCGCCGTCTGGCATCTCGATCACGTTGGAGGCGTCTGCTGGAACTGCGCGCCCCATCGAGAACGGCATGTTGCCCTCCTGCGCGATCTCCAACGCCTCCTTCGCGGCTGCGGCTTCGTGCCTGCGCTGCGGTGATGCCTCCATGAGTTCATCGAGGAAAGCATCATAATCGTCGCCGAGTTTGCCCTCAGACTTTGCTTTGCGGAGAGCCTTGCCTTTCTGGATCACTTGTCCCCAGAACCCCTTCCACGCTTTGAGCCATGTCGCGAACGTGCCAGCCGCACGGGATGTCTTGCGGGAGTCGATGTCCTTGCCGAGTGTTGCGTTTCGTTCACCGCGAGCCATTGCGGCCATACCGCGAGAAATCAGACCAGCCGAGAATTTGCCGCCATCCTTCCGCCTGCCGATGGCGTCGGCTACCGTTACGTCCACGATCGCCTCATCCAGCAGGGACTCGGAGATTTGAGCGTCATCCTTTGAAGGGAGAAAGTCGATGCCCGTCGCCTGCTCAGCGAGTCGCACCCATGCCAGCCCTTGATCATGCGTGAAGCGGCCCGATTCCAAGCCTGCGCGCCATCTTCCATGCGTCGTTTCATGCAGCACGGTAGCAACGTTCATCCCGCGCCCGAAGACGCTGGAAACCGCCGTCCGCACGTTCTCGATCTGCTCGTCCTTATTGAAGCCGTTGACAGTGAAGACGATCTTGCGCGCCTCGTCCAATGGGATGCCGTGAAGCTGCGCGTATGTCTCAATTCCTCGCGCCACTCGGGCGGCATCCTCGGGACTGCGAGCGGCCTGCTTTTGAGTGTCCATGCTGGCAGATTCAGCACGTAGCGCCTCGTCACCCATGCCGCCCTTTTCGTAGAGTTCATCCCAGAGTTGAGCGCCCGCTTGCGCCCTGCGCTGCTCCTGCTCGTCAAGATGGCCGAAGACGAGTCCCATAGCCTCATCACGCGACGCCACTCGCACGACTGCGCCGCTTTCGGCATCTTCCACAGCCCATCCTTCGGAGTCTCGCCGAACGCGAGGAATCAGCCCGTCCGTCTCCGCCATTTGTAGCAGGTCAGCAACCTGCTTGGCCTCTTCGGTCACGGCCCCCATTCTCGTCCGCGCTTTTTTGACAAACTCCTCGGCGGGCATCGCCCTGAACTTCTCCTGAATCATCGCGTCGCGCTTCGCTGTATCAGGCTCCGCCATGATGTCAGCCGCTACCTTGTCGCCAAAGAAATGCCGAGCCTCTTCCATCACATCCATATCTCGGGATGTGGACATTCCCGCGCCGATCATGCCGAGCGGGATCACGGAAAGCAGCAATGGTGCAAAGTTATCGGCCTCGAAAAACTTGCCCATAACATCGCTCAAATGCTTGCCCTCTGGCGTGTCTGGAATGGATGGTGCGATGGCGTGCGCCAACTCTTGCAGGAATGGCGTGGTGGCCTCTTGAATGACTTCCTCGCCAACTTCCGTGCCGGACCTCATTCCAGACCGTAGAAAGAACTGAGCTGCCCACGAACTACCCGGCTTCACACCAAACTTATTCAACACGCCAGCCACGCCGGGGATTTTTGTAATGGCCTCAGATGCACGCTCAACGGCAGCTTGAAACACGCCACTAGTCACCGCCGCAGCGGCAGCGTCTGCGCCCTCCCATCCATTGCGCCGAAACTCATTATAGCTGTCGCTTGTGAACGCCCCTGCCGCTGCCGATGTGCCACCGGGGATCATCACGCTCACCATGTAGGGAAGGCTTGTTGCCCCCATGTAGGCCGCGCTTTCTACCCATCCCGTCCAGCCTTCACGCTCCGACTTCACAGGGTCGATTACGCCTCGTGACATATCGCGAATGTCGTTTTCCACCTCACGACGGGCGCGAATCTGCGCGGCGAGTTTTTCGGGATTCTCCGCGTTGGTGATTCCCGCCTTCACCATGGCCTCGCTGGCGTCTTGCGACATCTCCACGATGGGCCGCGCAAAGAGGAACGATGCGCCGATGTCGGAGATCACACGGCCCGCGTTTTCGCCCATGCCCTGCGCAACTCCTTTTTCTACCTTGCCAGCGTCCGCCGCCATGAGTTGCACGGCAGCGAGCGCGAGCTTGTAGGCTTTGGGAGAGCGAACGCGGAGGTTGATCAAATCGCTCTTAGCCTCGTTGATCCAAGCATCCGATTCCTGCGATGCTCCCGTGATGGAACGCATGGCGCGGAAGGCGCGAGACGCCGCAGCCCTCCCATCTGGCCCGAGTTCCTTTTCCACGTCGGCGCGAGTCTTCGCCCAAACTTTGCGAGCCTCGCCGAAAGCTTCGGGAAGGTGTTCGTTTTCCACCTGCCACGCGGCAAAGTCGGCCATGTCGGAGCCTCCACGGAGGGCGGAATCGAAAGCCGCAGAGCTGGCGCTTTTCAGCGTCTCGGCTTTGATCGTATTATTCTTCGCCCGCTTAGTGAGAAGCCCATAAAACTCGTTGGCATCTTTGACGCCTCCCGCAAGCGCAAGCCCTCGCTCCTCATCGCGAGCGAAGGCGTGCATGTAGTAATCCTCAAAGCGGCTTGATACCTCTTCGACATCCTGCCCAGTATAAGCCGCGACGTTTGCCACGGATGCAAATCGCTTTTGCGCTGCCACCCTGTCAGGCTCAAATCTGAACGTGTTTTCAAGACTCTGACGCTGTGCTTCGTCCAATGTATTTTCCCATGCGCCAAAGTCGGTAATCATGAGGTCTGCTGTCTTTGGATCAATTGGCATCTTATAGAGTAGGTTTGCGAACGATGACTTTGGCGTTGCTCTTTTGCGGCAGTCCAAGGATGTCAGATGCCTCTGGCGTTAGGTCAATAAGTTTGTTTTTGCTGGCTTCCACAAGATACATTCCCGTTTCATCGAAGATGGCTTTCGTCTTTCTGTTATTAGCTTCGACCTCAACAACCGACTTGGACCAATCCCAGGTTCCATCTTTATTCTTGCGAGGCAGTTGAACGCCTAGCTCTTCCGCCATGCGGGGAGCAAGCGCCACGGTGGGAAGCTCGCCATACCACGGTTGTTCACCCCGCAACATACCGAGCGAATTGTAACCGTTGTCGGCGTCACCTGCATAGCCGTAACTGGATGCGACGCCTTCGTATGATCCATCAGCCAGTTTCGTGTATCTCTGCGATTCTGCCCCCGTCCCTGTGGGTGCTGCTTGTGTTGTCTTGAAAAGGTTCGCCGCGCCGACGCCTTGAAGAACTGCGCGAGTCTTGTCACCGACCCATGCCCGAACTTCCTTTTCGTCCGGTGGAGTTCCGCGCTTGTTTAGTTCGTGCTGATACCACGACTCTAAACCCTCTTCGAGAATGGCCCGATTGAACTCCGCCGACATAGAAGCGTCTGGATTCACCGACACGTCAGAGGTTGAGAGAGTAACCAATTTTCCCCACTCGGCATCTGTCAGTCCAACAGGCTTAGCCGCCACGCGAGTCGTTGAGTTCTGCTTGAAGAGTTGAAGAGCTTTGGCTTTGTCGATGCCTTTCCCGGTAGGTTGCCCTCCCCATGTGAACTCGCCCTTGGTCAGCTTTTCGATCTCCACTGCGGCATCTTTCGGAATGCCGAACGCCTCCAGCTTCACCTTGTCCTTGAAGAGAATTTCAGCGTCAGAATCCCATGCGCGGGTTGTGCCTACATCCTTTAGCATTTCACCGATGACCTTCTTCCCGGCAGAAAGAACGGATTGTTGCGCCCTCTGCGGACCGTTGAGCTTGGCCGCACGATTTAAACGAGCCTCAAAAAACTCCATCTGCGAACCATTCAGCCCGAGCATAGCGGCTTTTTTCTGCATCTCGTAACCCTTTACGCCGTCAGGGTCTTTCATAGGATCGTATTGATCTACCTCGCTATTGAGGAAGTCATAGAACTCGCCCTGCATTGCGCCTTGCTCCGACTTGGTAGCCACCAGCAATCGAGCGCCCGTGTCTTTGTCGATCTTGTTTTCGGCTACCCAGTTTTCGATTTGGGAAGGCACAATGACCTCGCCTTGAGCCTTTCGCATAAACACCTCACCCAAAAATTCTGCCTCAGACTTGCTTTTATTAACTGCCCTGGTGCGCTCGATTCCTTCCAAACCGGCAAGACGCTTAACTTTGATGAAATCATCATCCCAGCCTGCGCGCTCTTTGCCAAGTTGAATGGATGACTCCAGCCCTTTTTCGTCGGCAGTCATCACAGCCGCTTTCCATTGATTCTCGGCAGCGCGGGAAGCATATAAAATATCAGCGTCCACCAATTCCAAATCAGCTTGCTCTTTCGTTTTAAATCCGCCCGCAACCTCGCCTTTAAGATGATTGCCATAAATGGACATATCGCCCGTTTCAATGGACTTCTGCCTAGCCATTTGACCGAGTGAGTCCATCCTTTGCCCCGCCTGCTTAAACGCATTCGCTTGAACCATAATCGTTCCGCGAGTCGCCCAATTCGAGAACCTGTCAGCGAATTGCAGCCGTGCGTCTGGCGTGACTTCCTCCTGATCAAAGCGCCCTTTGATGTCGTTTTGCAAGCTCTCCCACTTGGGAAGCCAGTCCTTTTCATTCTGGCCTTCCGGCGATTGCTGCCATGTTGCAAAATCAGCTTGGGCTTTGTTCATCGCCAGTGACGCCTCAGTGAGCTTCGTCACGTCGTTCGCCCGCTTCGCCTTTTCGGAGATGTCGAGCACGACATTCGCCGCAGTGCCGAGCGCCTTGCCGATGCTGGCGTTTGTCACCGCTGGCAGATTCGGAGTTTGCAGCGTCTGGTTGCCCGTGTTGATCTGCGCGGGATCGCGGAGGATGGGGATTCGTGCCATGATATTAAACGGGCTTGCCGCAATGTGGGCAGATTCTTGTCATCGAAAACTTTTGAGGCTTTGGCAATCCTAGCAGCGACGCAATTTCCAGATGGGTTTTCCACCCATATCCACGCGGCCATTTGGACCTGCCCTTGTCCCACTTTTGATAGAATTCAGACAGCGATTCAAGCGTCTCTATTCCCTTATTGCAAAGGATGTTGCGAGTTGCGCATCTTAACGAATGGAATGGATTTGGCTCATCCTCGATTATTTGCTGTGCCACTTCAAATATAGCGCGAGCCCTTCCAGCAGTTATCTTGAACTGACTTCCAATTTCGGAAAATGTTAATCCATCCGTCCTCAGTTTATAGATTTCGGCACGTCGTGACGCTGTTTTTTGGCGTTTTGTTTCCATAGTGATGATTAGTAAGTAGTCATTGCTCCGACTGTAACGCTGCCTTTTCCGGCTGTTCGTGGACGTGTTGACCATGCCGAGTATCCCGTGCCCACAGCAGAGATAGCGGAGCCGATGGCCTGCCCAGTGGCATCGCGGCGGATCACGTCCGCTTGCTGCTGGCCCATTTCGAGAGTCGATGAACGCTGATAAGCAAGCTGGCGCTGTGCGAGGTCACTCACTCGTTGCTGGTCGGCAAGCTCCGTCTGCTGTTTCGCCCAGGTGTCAGCTTCGAGGGCGAGACTTGTTCCAGTGCCGAGCATTGCGCCACTGCCACCCATGGCCGAGAGTTGTTGAGCGCGGAAACTGCGTTGCTCCTGAACGGCGCGACGGCGATTCTCTTCATCCTCCATCGCCTGCCGCTTTTGCTCTGCTCCAATGGCGTCCGCTTGAGCTTGTGCATTATATTCGGACTGACGAGCGCTCGTTTGAGCGGAATCATAGCTAATATAGGTTGATGCGGCGGCCAACGCCAACATCACGATGCCAGGAACCACCTCGTTACAAGGTGGGCGTGTGGATGAATAGATACCAACTGGTCCGCCTGTATGAAGCGGCAGATAGTCTAGGTGATCACGGAAGTTCATATAAGACTTGAATAGATGGCCTGTCAGCCACGATCCAGCCGTCTTTTTTTATGAGGCGTGCCAGTTCGGGGCGGCAGAAATTACGAACGAAAGAATACCGTATCGGCCTCTCTTGTCCATCTTTCAAATTTGACAAGAAACCCTTGGTTGTGCGCCATATCATGGCCCATGCTTTCCTCCCGTCTTTGAGTGAAGTCCCCGGCCTGCTCCATAGGTTGTCCATGAAGACAAAAGGGCAATCGAAGACCAAATAAGTAAAGCAAACAGCAAGCGGACCCTTGGAATCTTCCACAAGGAATCCGTTTGGGCTCAGTAGCGCCGCATGAATCTGCATCCCACGCGCCCGCGCCCATCCCTCCAAGACGGGAAAATCATCAGGTGCATATGCGCGAATGGTGAGGCTCATATATGCTTCCAAAGCCTGCGGTTAATGATGTGACCGATAAGCCCAAAAGACACGCCAAACTGTGCGGCAAGCGACTTCAACGTGGTGCCGCCAGCGGCATACTTGGCGCGAATCTCCAAGACTGCGGAGGCTGTGAGTGTAGCTCTGCCCTGATCTTCTCCGCGCGCCGCCACCCTCCTGCCCTTCGCCGCCATGTCGTCCATATTATCTTGATGAGTGCCAGTGAAGAGGTGCGACGCCCGCACGCATGATGGCTGGTCGCAGCGGTGGAGGATGCATAGGCCTGATGGAATTGACCCGTTTTCTATAGTCCATGCCGCGCGGTGAGCGAGGATCATTTTACTGCCCGCCTTGATCTGCCCATAGCCCGTTCTGACTTTTACAGCCGTCCACACCCAGCAAGGCGTGTCCATATGCGGCATCGTGGGGCCGTCTTTATCGACCTTCGCCCAGAATCTTTTCTCGTCAGCGGGCGCGAGCTTGATTTCCTTGTGTGCGCATGGCACGGTTTCAGTAGCTTGATTCATAGTATCGTTATGGATTGAGTTAGCGCCGTGCGGAGTTCAAGCTCCAATCGGCGCGACTATTTAGGCGTGAATGTGAATAAAATCAACTCCCGCCCGCTCCCGAGCTTCCTTCAATTTGAATCTCGATGAGAGCGGCTAGCACGTTACAGGGCACGGGATGGCGTGAACCGATGATGAAGTTTTGTCCCTGTCTCCAGTCAAAATTATAAACTTGCGGCAGCGTCTGCCCAGTGACATAGCCAGAGCCTCCGCTGAGGACTCCGCCATAGGCGACTGCATCCGCCATATCGACCTTGTCGGCCTCAAGATAAGCGCTTGCCGATGTCTCGAAACAATGCGCAATCTTCGTGTTGAAGAAGCGGAAGGCCATCCGCGTAATGCGCCATTTCTTCATCTGTGCGCTTCCGTCTTGGAGTTGAACCTCCATACGATTCGGCATGAGCTTGGCCTCGTAGAGTAGGCCATAAATCAGCTTCGTGCCGCCAACGAATGAGAAGCCTGAAACGTCTGTAAACTCAGCGGTGCCAGACGATCCACTTGTGACAGTCGCGGAGAACGGAGCGCCAGTTGTCAGGGTTGTGGATGCGCCAAGCGTTAGCTCTGTGCCAGTGATAAAAGCGGGCGTATTTGTCGTGACATTCGTAAACGTGACGGTTGTTCCCACTCGGCTAAACGTGCCGTAGTAGTAGGAGTCGAGGAACACGCATCGACGCTCAAGCACGCTCGATTCAATGCCAGACATGGACGGGTTAACTGATGTCATCGCGCCCACCATAACAGCGCCGTCGATGCTTTCGAGTTGCGTCACAGATCCGCGAGTCGTGAGGAAAATGAGCGAATCCGCTGCCGTGGCTTCACTGTAAAGCGTGCACATCGACACGAAGGAATGACCTCCGCTTGGGCCTGTGTTATGCCGGTGCCACGCGGTCACGTTGTTCTCACGGTCATAGGTAAAGCCAGCGATCTTACCGCTTGAGAACGTGAGCCAGATAATAGGATCGGGAGCTTGCGAGTAAGTAATCTGGACAACCGAATCAGCAGAGGATGCCCCGGCTAGAATGTGCTCCGCGAGCAGGGTCATCTCGGGAGCGCTGTAACCGTCCTTCTCAAAGACGTAAGCAAACTCGCGCAGTCGGTTGTCTCGCGTGAGCCATAGAAGCCCATCGCCAGAAAGGACGGGCTGATGCTTGCTCGAACCGTAGCGGCTCCATCGGCGGAGTCGAAGGCTCGAAGGCGTCAGCGCGGCGTCTTGATCTCCGCTGTCCATCGTCCACTCCTCGCCCGTCGTGCCAATGACCATCGTGCGTTTGAAACTGGCAAGCCATTGAATGTCATTCGCCTGCGTTGCTGCGAGCGTGACGTCAATGCCTGAGGTATCCAGCGAGCCGGTAAGAAACGTGTAAAAGTCATCTGTCTGACTGCCCCAGATTCGCATAGGCTCCGTGGCCGTGGATGCGAAGAAAAGCCGCGAGTCATGGAAAGCGCACGTTCGAGGATAGCCGCGAGTGACAGAGAATGCGCCCTTTCGCCACACAGGAAATGCGGCGCCGATTACTTCGTTCGGAATGAGGGAATCAACCGCGAGCTTTGGAATGCCACGAACCTGCGTCGTGGAGACGTAGGACACGACGTTAAAAGGGATGTCGAGCTTGCCGACGGCAGGCTCGATGGTCATTGTTCCGCTACCCGTGGCGCTGGCTTTAATTGAAACCCAGCGATACCAGCCGCCCGTGTTCGGGGCGTCAGCAGTGTAGCTGATCGTGCCCTCCTGAGAGCCGCTAATATACCACTCCTTGATTGTGGTGAAGTTGATGCGGTCCAAGCTCTCCTGAAGCTGGAGAGTGCATTGATTCGGTGATCCGCCAGCGGTCCAATTCGTGCGCGCCAGATACGAGCCTTGAATGAAGATGGCCGCGCTTGTGATGGTGGCGGTTGCCGCTGTGATGGCCTCCGAGGTGACGCGATTGGTTGAACCGGGCGAAAGCAGCCAAGTGCTGCCGACCTCATTGGCGTCAAATGTGGCCGATGACGCTGTGAGCCGGTAGTCAGTAAATGGCATTAATACCCATTGCGCACCCACGCCTGGACGGTTTGCAGAAGTTGCAGGCGCGTGTGTGGTAATGCACCAGTAATTCGAGCCGAAGTATTCCACAACATCGCCGACCGTGTAGCCAGCGGGAGCTGTGGTCACATTCCACGAAGTGAGATAGCGTGCGACAGTCCACTTTGCACCGGTGAAAACAGCATCAGAGTTCGCCGTGATGCACCGATAGAGTAGCCCACCTTGCAGCACGAAATCACCGATGACATAGCTGGTGTTTGCCACCCAATCGTTAGCGTCATAATCGATCTTGATCGTCACCGCGTCGTCAGGCGGGTCAAGTGCGGGAGCGAACTGAAACGGCACGTCGGTAAACGCCCACGTTCCATCTGTCGCCCTCGTAATAATTTTCGGATGCTCCGTGGCAACCGTGAGATACATCACATCGTTGAGCTGGACGAAGTGAAGATCCGCAATCTCCGTTGTGGAGTAGGTCGTCGTCAGCGTGGTAACGAGCGTGAAAGCGCCGGACGAATACGACCAAACCTTGATGGCGTTCGTTTTAAAGCCGAGCACGAAGTTGATGCTCGTCGAACGACGGAAAGGAATCAACCGCACGCAATCGGTCACGTCAGAGTTAGCCGCGCCGAATCGAGTGCCAGGACGCTTGAACACGCCACCGTAACTGCGCACGATGAAGTTTTCGAGCAGTCGGCAACCCGTGGCGTATTTCTCTGAATCGGTGCGCCCATCCATGAGCGGCGACATTTCACCGCCATTGAAAACCGCTTTGATTGTCTGAAATTGAGCCATAATTAGAGAGGTCGTGAGCTTGCATCACCTGCCCAGCGCATTCCGCCAAAGCGAGCTTGGACGAGTTGAGAATCCTCAAATGGTGGAATCCTGCGCGCCTTGCCCTCGTTGGCATCACGGCTCTTCACCGATGGAGCGATGGCCTTCTCGTAAAACTGGCGCATCTCCAAAGCTTGCCCGGTAGCGCCTGCGGTATCCTGCGCGATGTAAGAGGCAAGGAGACGGGAGAACGCCGTCACAAAGTCAGCCGGGTAGCTTGTAACAGTCGTCACCCGCTGGATATATTTGAGATTGATCGTTTCTTCGTTGGTGAGAATCAGCCCTTTCTCGAACTGGAAATCTGCGCCTGCGTCTTCCGTGTTCCCGCCGCCGGCATTGATAGACAGCGGGCGAAGGCAATCACTCGGTGGCGTGTGCTGGAAATCCCAATCAAACTGCGGAATCAGGACAAACTTGCCCGTGCTCGCCGTGTAAGTGCCAGAGAACGTGGAATCATCCAGTGTGAAATTGTCAGCGTCAACTCGGGTCACATACCAGCGCCCGTTCGCGTTCGTGACGCCAGCGACATCCTTTACATAAACGCGATCACCAGTAACCAGCCCGTGCGAGGTGTAAGTGATCTTGATCAGCCCGCCCGATGTCGTCACCGCGGATCCACCAGAGAGCGAGAGGTAAGTGATCGTTTGCCGCTTGCGAGTCGTGGCAAAGTTCCAAGCGTGCTCCCGTAGCGCCTCATCCAGCGCGGTGTAAACGGCGGGACTGCCGTCAGGATTATACCACTTCCGCACAGAGGCGGATTGCTGGCTTGTGTCGCCCGTAAGCGAAGTTAGAGCGCGCCCGCCCAAGTGGGCAATCGCAAGGTTTGCAATCTCGGTAGCAGTCGCGGCCATATCGTTTTGAGTTCAAAAAAGGGGAGGCCCCACCATGAAAGGAGCCTCCCCGAGTTTCAGCCAACAAACAGGGTTTAGCCGAGAGTGTAGGTGAGGTGCCAAGTCTGTTTTCCAGAGATGGCCGTGGTGGTGGTCGTGAAGGTCACAAC